CTTTTTCTAACCGTTTGCAAAAACATTACCAGAACCACTAGTCATAGCACCAGCGTCTGCACTATCACCAATTCTGCCAGTCTTTATACCAACTACATACACGTTTGGCGAACCTGCATTAACATTTGCTACGTGGTCAGGACAAGGTGGTATAGGTGGGTTAGGATGTGGTACCGTTGGGTCACCAATTCTCGCAATCAATATGCCGTTTGCAAATACAGTACCTTGTCCAGGTGTATCCAATGTTGTTGTTCCTACACAAGCGTGTCCTGTTGACAAACTATCACCTTTTCTACTGACTGCTGGCATTAACTATTTTCCTTGTGAGTTGTAATATTTTAAACTTCGTTTTCTTGATTTGTTCATTGAACTTAATTTAACACCTTTTCTTTTTCCTTGTGATGTCTTTTTTGGCATTCTTTCGTGTGGTACAAAAGACTTACTCAATTTAGCCATAAATTACCTTTGTTGTTTTGCCTTTAATGCGGCTCTCTTCTTTTCTGTTGCTATTGCTTGTCTAACTTTTCTACCCCAAGGCAATTTTATCGTTGATGACACTTCTTTACCTTTTTTTGACGTATATTCTACGCCGATAAATTGGTCTTTGAAATCTCCTTGTACAGATTTGACTGCTTTTGATAAACTCATTTGTTCCGTCTCTTTTTCATCGCCGTTTTCGTTCCAGAAAAAGAATTTTCTCATTTTTTTCATAATTTCTTCGCTTTTTGTTAATTTTTAATTTTAATTATATTTATATTAGAATTTACAACGTGTTTTTAATTGCATTTTTTCAATTTGAACAATTCCGTCAAGTGATTCGCTAAGTGATTCGCTGTTTACGTCAAAATCTGGCGAATATTTGCAATTTTCAGCGCTTTTTGAGCATCCGGACACTAAAAAGAACAAAGCAAGAACAAAAAAAATAATAAAGTGTTGATTTATAAGGGTTTTTTTATGCATTTTTTTGAAAAAAAGTGAAAATAGTGCTTGCTTTCTATATTTAGTTGTGGTATACTATCCATATAATAAAGAAAGGACATATATTATGAAAAAAATTAAATCAAACAAAATCTCCGAAGCCTGTGGTTGGGTAGGTATGATACTTATTCACGGTGCAACTGCTCCGACTTCTTTATCTGTATTAATGGGTTGGTCAACAAACTTACCACCATTAAACTTCATACTACTAGTATGGTTAGGATTGTTTCTGTTTCTAGTAAGAGCTATATTCGCTAAAGATATATTATATATCGTATCTAACGCAATAGGATTTTCATTGAATAGTCTATTGTTAATGTTAATCGCTTTAAATTAATATGAAAAAACCGCTTGCCATTTGCGAATCAATCTGTTATAATGGACACATAAAATAAGAAAGGACACAACACTATGAAAACACTAATGACAATAACCTCTGCAACTCTGATATTTTTAGGTATCGCAATGATGGCCGGCTCTGGCGGCGATTGTGATGGTAAATGTATGGAACAAGCAAACACTTTATTAGAGACATTTATGTATGCCGTGACAGGTCTTATACTATTTGTTTCTGGTGGACTAATCGCAATTAATAACCAACAATAAGGATTACACTATGACAATGGTTCAAAAAACTGCCGAGACACTACAAGACGGCATTACTAATATGATGAATGGTGCTTTAGCTGACTATCAACAATGGTCATCAAAAGGTATGATTAACGAAACTACTAACGATTTATCTGAATATGCAAAAAAGCAAATTGCAAAATGGAATGATTCAGTTAAAGTTAAAGAAGGAAAGAAGTATATAAAAGTTGTACGTGAAAACGGTGTATTCTGTTTCATCTGTAAAACTGACTTCAAACATTTTAAAAAAGGCGATATATTGAAACCTGCTGGTTACAATGCACCTGCTTTAAATCAACCAAGAGGAAATGTCCTAGAGGGTAATTACCCAATTCGTTGGACTGGACCTCTTTACTTAAAATAGAAAAGGACTATATTATGACTACATTGAAATTTAATGACTTGAATAAGGTACTTGATTGGATTAGAGAGCCTTCTCATAAAGAACATCTTTATATTTTAGAGGCTGCGATTGCAAAAGCAAATCAAGTTTCTTTAGACCAATTTAGTGTTGGTTCTAAAGTTGTGTTTGGTAGACCTAATGGTGCTAAACATCACGGTGTAATTGTGAAATGCAATCCCAAGAAAGCCGTTGTTATGGAAGAGGGTCGTGGTAAATGGACTGTGCCTTATTCTCTAATAAAGTTGGAGGCTGCCTAATGAATAGACGTAGAAAGATTTTTGAGAGGGTTGTTAATCCTCTCATAATTAAATACTTAACGGATCCTTTTAGTAAAGAACTTTCTATTGCTAAAGGTATTCCAATTAAGTATTTAAAATATTTTAAAGAAGTGTCTTCTACTGGTATGGGTAAAAAAATAAGATATAGGTTTAGAGGTGAATCAATGAATGGAATTTATATTAGACCTCAATCTTTTTGCCATAAACTAATGGCACAAACTTTTGCCATTTATCACAGATAAGGCTTGACAATCTTATAAAAGTCCTGCATAATACAAGCATAGTTGAAGAGGAGTGATTCGCTATGAAAATCAAAGGTGCTACTACCGTCTTAAACAAAGAGTGTACATTTTTAGGTATGACTCTATCAGAATTATTAATTTTTATTGAGCGTAATCCTTACGCCTTTTCCTATAAAACAATTGAAGCGTTAAACGTTTACAAACAGAATCTACTCGTAGCTCAGCTGGATTAGAGCAACAGCCTTCTAAGCTGTGGGTCGTAGGTTCGAGTCCTACCGAGTAGGCCAATTTAGCCGGTGTGATGAAAATGGTAAACATAACGGACTTAAAATCCGTCGGCATTAATGCCTTGCTGGTTCAAGTCCAGTCGCCGGCACCAAATCACTCCTCTAGTTCAAAGGTAGAACCCACCGCTCATAACGGTGTTGTTGTCAGTTCGAGTCTGGCGGGGAGTACCAAGTTTTCGTAATGTAATATGGGAGGTTAAAATGAATTAGTTGCTAATCACAGCAAACAAACAACGTAGAGGAGATTCAAAGCAGTAGTGTGTAAGTCTTATTTTTATAAGTGACCTGTAAGTCTTTGAAAGGGAGAGGCCAGAACCTCTCCCTTTTTTTATCTATATGCTCTGCATACGTGGGTCGTCAGAAAAAAGATTTTTCTTTGCTTTTGGTCTAGCAATACTATCTTTACTTCTTTTTCTTAATTGAGCTTTAGCAGAGTCTAATTTACTTTTCTCTTTTCTTAAAGCTCGTAGGTCTTTTATTAAGTCCATACTATCTCCTTTAATAAAGAGCGTTTCTTCAACCTTTGTGGTTTACTTCCGTCCGTTTCAGGATAAACGATATAACTATTTAGTTATAATTAGTCACACATTTTACAACAATCATCACCACTACAATTATGGTCCAACAACGTAGCAACCAAATGTACTCTATCTATTTCTGAGCCGTTAAAGAAGTTATGATATTTTGTATTGTCTGTAATATAACCATCACCGTTTGCTGGCATATGAAACGCCTCATCTTCAATTACCATTTTACATCCAACATTTGTAATAATAGGAATATGTAATCTCATTTCGGGGTCACGGTGCCAAGATAAACAAGACCTTGGTGGTTTCATTAGAAAACGCACTCTGCCTAGTTTGAATTTTGATGTGATTTGGTTATAGACTTCTTCAATATATGTACCTTTAAATTCAGGACATAATTCAGTATATTTACTTTCTTCTATATAAGGCAACCTTTGTTCTTCAACATTTGTTGAATCAGGATATGTCCAATATAGACCTCTTACGTTACCGCCTGTAATTGAGTTTTCGTCTCCAGGTTTCCGGTTTATGCATATTGCGTTAAAGTCTCGTAGCGATTTATCGTCTGTACGAAATCCTAACTTGCTTCTAAAGTCAAAATAGGATTTACCTAATTTGTCAATATCAATGCCTAGCTTGTGTGTTGAATAATGTTTCATACACATATTTAGGCATTGCCATTTGGTCTAAATATTGATAGTATAGACAAATGGAAAATTTTATAAAAGTATATGATGACGTATTGGCGCCAGACATCTGTAAACAGATAATCGAAAAGTTTGAAATCAATAAAGACCAACAAGAAGAAACAATCTTAAAAGGTCACCGTTCATTTAAAGAAATACAACTCAATAAACACGAAGATTGGAAACCAATCGTTGATGGTCTTTACACTACCTTTAAATCAAGAATCGGCACATATGCAAAAGAAGTAGGTATCACTCCCACACAATGGCCGAAACAATATGGTTTTGAGGCGATACGTATGAAACGATATGAGCCAAATGATATTGATGAGTTTAAAGAACACGTAGATGTTGGTGACTACGATTCAGCAAGACGCTTTCTTGTATTCTTTTTATATTTAGATTCAAACAAAGAGGGAGCTACTTCCTTTTCTAACTTTGATTTGAACGTACAACCAAAACCAGGAAGACTCTTGATGTTTCCACCAACTTGGACCTATCTACATACAGGACACAAACCAATAGATAAAAATAAATATATCATTGGCTCGTATCTTCACTACGTTTAATCTAATCCCATTCTTTTACGAAATTCAACAAGGGCGTTATTCTCTTGGTCTTCTTCTTTGAGTTCCTTCGAATCCGAAGAGTCCGCCCCATTATTATATACTAAACCAATTATAACAAGTATTAGTATTATAGAGGGGCCGATAAGTATTTCTACCGACATAGAGATTATTTAGACATTAACGAGTCGCCAAATATGCTATAAACAAGACACCACAGAGTATCATTGCTCCTAATATCAGAATACAAATCCCCTCTATTATACTACGTTTCAATTCTCTTTTACGATAAACTTCTTGCTCACGTTGTTTTTTTAACTTGCGTCTTAATTCAATCATTTCATTATAGATATTTGGGCCGTATGCGTAAGTAATCAGAGTACGCAATTCCTTTTCCTGTTCTTGTATCTTTTGTCTATTCATAGTAATGTCGAGAGCCATCTTTTCGATACTCCCTTTCATCAATAGTTTAGATACACCGCCAGCACTATTGACTTCTCTTTCTGCGTAGTTAAAATCTGATACTGCACCGTACCAACGAGAAAGAGAATTTGTCATACTCTCTAAATCATTACCGAACGCAATACCTTTTTTGATGAGATTAAATGCTGAGGTCGCCGTTGCGACTGCTGTAATTGGGTCTAACATTGTAGTGGTGTCCTGAATAGTGAGTGATATGTCCACTACTATTTAGAATACAACTGATAGAAAATGAATGATATGGAAAACTTATTTTAACTTCGTGATTTGGATCCTAGGTACTCTGGTTCCTGAAGTCTCAACACCGACTATGTATAATAGTTTAGTCCTAGAAGTGCTGTGACAAATAAGAAAACTAACCAAAGAAGGCCTTTGATAAGAAAGAACCAAAAGCCTAATCGTATTATTTTGTTGGTCAGATTCTTAATATTTTGTGGGCGAACCATTTAAGAAACCTTTTAATATGACCATTGACCCACTTATTCATAAAGTATCTAAAGAAACGTACTATGATGAGAATAGGTGAAGAGAGAACATCAAACGCAATCAGTCCAATATCTACCATTAGGTCAATCCAATGGTCTACTGTTGACCACTTTTTGAGTTTTTGTAATTTTGTAAGTTTTACCTCTTTTGAGGCTTTTACTTTCCTAGGCACCTTTTTTCCTCCAAAAAAAATTCTAGTTGAATGTATGGTTATTTATTGGATTAGAGACTGGTCGTTTTTTCTGATACGTCCTATAAGTGTGCTGGATGTTATTGCATTTGTAGTCTAGCGAATCACTTTGCTTTTTTAATAGCGCTTTTTCTGGAGGATTTTTGAGATTAATTCAAGTCTATTCTATTAGCTGTCACAGTAAACGTCTGACCTCTGTGGTTGACACTCTGCGTTGTATTCGAAGTCTTGGTGCCTGATATCGTTTCTGACAGGTTGCCTCGCACATCTAGGTTGTAGTTGCCATTGACTTTCATATTGTAATCGCCACCTACATTGGTATTCAATGTTCCGTCTTTGACTACAAGATTAAGGTTGCCTTTGTCCACCTGTATGTTAATATTGGCGTTTGGACCAACTTGTATATCATAGTGGTTGTCCTTTGCACCATCTTTGTTAATGTATAACTTATGACGGCCACCTATGGTCAAATCTGATTTGCCTTCAATTAATGCTTGACTCTTACCATAAACTATGTTATAATGGTCACCTTTAATGATATCGGTCTTTGTGCCATCTTGGTCTATTTCATATGACGTGCCTGTTCTATGTGATTCGAAGATACGCTCAGAGCCTTTTGTATCGTCATATTCTCTTATATGGCCGCTCTCTGATTCGTATACGTGATTGTAAGGGTAAGTTGCATTATATGGGATAGACG